ACCTTAGAATTAGAAGATATTCATTATCTTATGAATCGCGGGTCTAGAGAACAAAACATAGCAAAGAATGCTAATGAACAGGTTTCTCAGCAGATGAAAAAGACTCAGCAGAGGCCTCAATCATTAGCGACAGCAGGAAGTCACCCACATGACGACGCTTCACCAGAAGACGCTATCTTCAATACTATACTAGGAGTAGACACAGCTCTAGAAGAAGCATTTGGTTAATAGCCAAGTGCGTTAATTAGTAACTCGAAGGAGATAGAAACATGGCTGATTTATTACAAATTGGTTCGGTTTCTGGATTATCTGAACAGACTTCTGGTGTTGGCGGTGGTTTATCTACTGGTGATCTTAGACGGAAATTTAACTTCGGAAGCAGAGTATCTGAGTTAGCAATAGCTCAAGACCCTTTTTTCCGATTGTTGTCTAAGGTATCAAAGAAAGCCGTTGACGATCCCGAATTCAAGTTCACGGAACGTAGACCTTCATATCATAAGCGTTATGCTTATGTTGTGAATCACGCTGCATCCGCTAACACTTCAACTGCAGGTGCTGATGCTACAGTAGCAGCCGGTGCCGTTGATGCTGGTGATACTTATCACTTTGCTATGTCTTGCGACTATGATAGTCGTGGCAATCTTGGCAATAAGATAGGTCAATCTAGTACTCAAAAAGTTGCAGATGGTGCGGATAAAGCGCCTGGATTCTTCCTGAAAGATCAATTGATCAAAATACCTTACGCAGCAGCGTCCACAGCTTTTAGCGGTGGCCTTGTTG